TTACAGTTGCAGAAGATACAGCAGCCGCCATTGTTGTCGTAGTAATGCCAATAGATGAACCCATCGCAAGACCCGCAGGTCCAAGCGCATACGTCAACGCAACTGTTTCAAGAATTGGTAATGGGTTTTGAATTATATTAGTCGCAACATCAATAACTTTATCAGTAACTTTTGTAACCACAGTTACAGCAGTTTTAGCTACAGACTTAACAGTTTTTATACCAAAATTAATAGTACTACCAGCAAGCTGACCAGCACCGGACACCACTTTTCCAGCGGTATTAATAATACCTCCACCAAGCTGCGAAACACCTGACGCAACACCTGACGCAACACTGGATACTGCTTTTCCAGCAGTAGAAACAACACTAGAAACAGCCTTTCCAACAGCTTTAACTATGCCCGGCATTAAAATTCTCCTATACCAATTAAACCCGGAGTTACACCATCATCTAGTACCTCTCCGCTTGGTTCAGTTTTTATATCAATGCCAGCTATTTTTGCAGCTTTTATAATTTGAGGATTATCAATTCCGAAAATTGCTGTTTTAAATCCAGCGACTTTCATTGCTTTCCAAAATAATTGAATACTTTCAATTAAAACTCTTGGAGAATCAGCCGTTTCTAAAGATAAAGAAACTCGTCCATCCCTAAGATTGTTATAAATAAATAGACTGTTGTTCGCTCTCATTATTCTAAAGTCAGGGTCGCTATTAACTAACTGAGTTAATTTGTTGTAAACCCTTATAGCTAATTCTCTATCTCCGTCTGCCGATTTTTCTAAAATTTCAATAGGGTCCATACGCGCTGCTTTAGAGCGTTGTTTATTGACCTGCTCCATAACAGGTTGGTTTTTTTGAAACTCAGAAACCTGATTTTTTTGGGGGGCGGGGAGCATTTAATTAACCTCCGAAATTCCTAGAGCTGCAACAATTTGTTCATGAATGTACAAATGTGTAGCTATCCAATCATAGAAATCTGGCTCATTATTAAAGTCAACGTCCAACATATTGAACGGATTATTTAAATCTAAGAAGCCAGCAAACGCTTGATGTTCGACCTGATGTGCCAATAACCAGTCATCTAAGTTGCCTGTATCAGCGTCAATTAATGGGTAAACAGGCACTGAAATGCCAGCATCCATTAATATTTCTTGAAATAGCTTATGTTGCAGCCCATTTTCAAACAAAAACTCACCTAGAGAATCATTATTCCCAAATTCAACAGTAGATAATGTCTCCATGTTCATTATTTATCTGCCTTGTTCTCTAAGCGGTCAAATATCTTTCCTAACATTCCTTTAATATCAGCAATGTCTGTTTTGTAGTCATCTTTGCTTACATATAAGTGCGGTATCTCACGAATATCCTCATCAATGCGATTAAGCATCCGAGTAATATTGTTTAGCGTCCATCCACCAAAGAAAGCCGCTATGCCAACAACAAAATTAAACAAAGATTGTCCGTCCATTTTTAAACAGCCGCAAAAATATAGTAATTAGAGCCATCTGATTGCAACGTAACGCTCTTGTATATTGTTGCTAACGAATACGTTAAGTTGCCATCAATGGTTTGTGAGGATGTCGTGCTAACAGTCACCGCATTAGACGAACTATCAATCTTCTTAATCTGGTATTGCTGACCAACTACCGTATTTGCTAAAGGCAACACAACTCCAAATGGAGCAGCAGGATAATTAACTAAAATAGTCGCATTGTTGTTAGTAACCGCATACGCCGTATTGGTCCATGTAACAACATTGCTTGAATTGTTAATCCACGATAAAACAATGCTAGTAGCATTAGTCCAAGAAATATTAGTTCCAGCCGTAACTGTCACAACATTAGAAACTATATTGCCAGTACCACCACCACCGCTAACAGTTACGTTAGAAGCCGCTGTAATGCGTCCCTGAGCGTCAATCGTAATAGCAGCTACCTGAGTAGCACTACCATAAGCTCCCGCTGTTACCGCTGTATTAGCAAGGTTGACAGTGACGTTAGCCGTCAATGCACCGCCACCAGACAATCCTGTTCCAGCAAGAACATTAACCGTGTTGGCTACAGCACCAGAAACATTCGCTACTGCTATGTTGATAGCGGCATTAGCAGCAGCAGTTAGTCTTCCTTGAGCGTCAACTGTGAAGGTACCAACTTGTGCAGCGGAACCGTAAGCAGCCGCAGAAACGGCTGTATTGGCTAATGAAATTGTTCCGTTAGACGTTATAGGTCCACCAGTTAAGCCTGTTCCTGTATTGACCTGAGTAACTGTTCCTACGCCGCCAGAAGCAATGCTTACATTAGATGCTGCCGTAATGCGACCTTGAGCATCAACCGTAATTTGAGCAACGGTTGTGTTGTTACCGTAAATGCCGGCAGTAACAGCCGTATTCGCTAAACTTATCGTTCCGCTGGTCGTAATTGGTCCACCGGTCAAGCCAGTTCCCGTGCTAACTTGGGTTACTGTGCCTGTACCGTTACCTCCACCCCCACCACCGCCAGCTACCTTTAGCATAATTGCTCCTTACAGACCGTCACCCGGCGTGATGTAAATTGTTGCCGTTCCACTAGAACTAATAGCTGTGAAATAAGCATTTGGCACAAACGTCAAAATTTCATCCGTACTCGGCAACAAAGGAAACGCTGTTTGTGAGCTTGTTACAACAACAGCATTGTTTGTGGCTTCCGCTGAAGTGCTTCCGTAACCTAGAAACACCGTTATCGTGCCTGTATTAATAACTCGGTATTGGTTACCGCCCAAAGTAGTAGAGAGGCATTGAACAGGAGTAGGGGCTGCTACGTTAGCGGTAAACGTAATTGTGTTTCCTGTCTTTGTAAACGCATTAAGTCCCACTGACCACCTCCCATGCTTGATTAATTTCGTTCCAAATATATTGTTGATTATCTGTTGGTATTAAAATTGGCGGTTGCCAAACAACATTAGCATCTAACGTCCAACTTGGAAACGGTTGTGGCGGTACAAACGCATCAATGTCAGCACGATACGTATAACCAATGCCAGCAAAGTTTCCGCGATAAGGAGTGCCGCCATTACTATGGACATTACCTCTGGTATTGTAACTAGTGCGTTTGCATACCTGACCGCGAAAGTTGCCATACCAAACTTCCCAATCAATACCATCTTCACCCTCATCTTTGCCGGCGATGACTTCAGTAACAATATTGTTTTCGTCAAGAAATGCGTAATAAGCCATTTTATTCTTCCCTCAAATTTAATCCAGTTAGGCTTTCATCTGAGCCTATATAAACTTTAACAAACGAAATAAAAGCAAAGCTAATTCTTGTGTTATCACCTTCTTTAGTCTGTACCAAGAGCGTTAGATGCGATGGGAATAAAATCAAATCACCAGCACCAACCTCAAACCACCACGATTCAGAATTGTAAGGATTAAACTCAATCGCAGGAACTTTAATGCGCTCGTAGCCATCCTTGTAAAAATAAATCTTATCTACTTCTCTATCAGCCTGTGGATAAAACACACCAGACACAACGCTATTTGGATGCGCGTGTTTATGATGGAATTGACCTGCCTCAGTATAATTAGCCCAACTCTGCGTTAGATACAAACTCACATCAAATTTCGGTGCGTGTATTGCTTTGAAGTATTCCATCATTGAATCTTCAATAAAGTCACGAATTTCTGTTAGTTCTTTACTCTTTAAAATTTTCCTATCTTTGCTAGTTGTATTGCCTTCATTTTTAAAATGTTCTTGACCTTTAATAAACTCTAATTCAGCTTCAGTCAAATTACGACCAAACTTAAAAAATACAACTGGCGTAGGAAAAAGATTATTTATGACCATGAAACATTGCCTGTACCGTCAGTAATTTGCGTTATTTTATAAGCACCAGAAGTTGACGTTGATAGTGTCAAACCACCTCCAGGATTACTAATAGTAAAAGTATTTGGATATTTAAGAACAACTATTCCGCGACCGCCAAGACCACCTGCGTTGGGCGTTCTGTTTGAAGCACCGCCCCCGCCACCCGTATTTAAACCGCCAGCACCACCTTGGTCTGCGCTGGGACTAAGTGTTCCATTTCCGCCCGGATTAAGCGCGCTACCACCGCCAACGGCAACAACGTCAGACACATTTGCCCCTCCGCCCCCGCCGCCCCCGCCGATACCACCCGCGCCGCCGCCGCCCGGTGCAGACCCTAGAAAAATAGACCCGCCTCCGCCTCCAGCCCAATAGTATGCTGGTCCAGCAATTGAATTTTGAGTTCCGGGACCACCAGCACCAGCATACGGAGCAGAAAAATTCGACCCAACTCCTCCAGCACCACCACCGCCAGAGCCGTTAGAAGCAAGATTTGCACCGCCGTTATTGCCTTGCGATGGTGTAGTTGCTGGAGTATTTCCTGAACCTGAAGCTCCAGCACCACCGCCGCCGCCCGACCCGCCATTGCCAGCCGCTCCGCCATTACCGCCCGACCCGCCGCCGCCGCCAGCACTAGTAATCGTTGAAAAATTAGACAAAGAGCCATTACCACCAACAGCGTTAGCAGTTGCAGAGCCTCCAGCACCAACTGTTACTGTGTAATTTGTGCTAATAGCAAGACCGCTTAGCGTACCTGCCAAATATCCACCCGCGCCACCGCCAGCAGAATTATGACTGCCTCCAGCACCACCGCCGCCAACTACAAGATATTCGACATCAAGTGGCAATGTTCCACCACCCATTGCTTGCATCAATTTAGTAAAAGCAAACATATTTACCTCTTATGGTGTATAGCCTTGAGCGATAGAACCGTACCAATTTGTGCTGTCACTGATAAACGTCAAAATATCCATTTTTCCTGCTGTCGCAGTAATGGTTGGCGCACCAGCCGTTCCCCATTTAACACCAGTAAACGTAGCACTACCTAAACCAACAGAAGTAGCTTGTTTTAAAAGTAAAACAAATGATTTTCCAGCGGCTACGGTTGGCATAGTAAAGGCACAAGGAGTAGACGCTGTTAGCGTTGCTGTTTGCACCGTTCCACCAACTAAAGATAAAGTATTTGTAGCTACAACAGTACCTATATTAACTACCGTTTCCGTGTAATTGGTATAGGTGCCATTAGTCACAGTTAAGTTAGCAACGCTTGTTACCGTGTTACCTAAAACAACGGAAGTGTTACCAAGTGTTGTGACAGTAGCAAAGTTACTATCCAATTGAGACAACGGGATAGACGTAGTTGCCGTAGCAAAAGTATATGGGACAGCCATTTTAGAACCTCACTCTCAATTCATGTTCATATTCAAAACCGTTGTACACAACGCCAGCATTGGTTGATGTCACGGTCATACCCAAGTATTTGCCATATTGCTTGGCATCTGTTTTGTACAACGTGTAGCCTGTAGAACCAGTAGTCCAATTAATTACTGTTGAACTATTGTTAGTCCACGGAATAGTAGCTGAAAAATTATTTATCCAAGTTACGGTTTGACCCAAATCTATAACAGGACTAGAACCAGTTTCCGAATCAACTGTAACGCTAATAAATGAAGAATTAGTCAATGTCGCTTCTATACCAACTTTTAAAGCCTGTTTAGTCCGAATTGGGTCTTTCATCGGATTTAAAGACGTTTGCACGTAACTGTTAATACTTGCAGTTGTGTTTGCATACATCTTCACGCACGAATTTCCATCTGTTCCGTACAGCGTAATTTTTCCACCTACCGGAGCAGAAGTAACAAACTTTAAATTGTTTCCTGCGCTAGTAAAAAACCATTTCTTTTCAAAAAAAATAGCTTGTATGTATCTAGCACTGCTTGATGTTCCTAAACCACCTGTGTACCTAAAATTAAAAGCAGCACACAAAATGTTATTTAAAAGAACCTGACCACCATTGACATTTCCAGTTGTAAAATCTACGTTAGGAAATATGCCATCTAACGAGTCCGATATTTTTGATGTTGTTGAGCCTACCAGCGCATACACACCGTAGTCATTCATAAACAACACAGAACGGAAATACGGAAAAATCGCATACGCTAACTTTGTACCTACCGATGCACTGACGTTTGTGTTTGTAAACAATGTTGCGCCAGTTGACGTTACCCGAACATCTGAAAATACGTTAATGCTATCGTCACCAAAAATATACAAAAAGTTATTAGCCGACAATAGCTGAATAATGTTTCCGTGCAATGTGGCATCAGTAAGAACTACCGTACCTGCTGATACCGTTACAAAATCACTGTATGAGCCAGCCGCTGAATAATAAACAGTCCTACCGTTAGAAATCCAAACGCGACCAGAAAATGATTGAATTCCTGAATTTCTGTCAGAATTAACAATGGCTTTAGCCGTTGCATTACTTCCACCGCCGCCGGAAAAAGTAACCGTAATATTTGATGCGTTGGTACATCCAGAGCCTACGTTAGTCATAATGACTTGCGTGACTATGTTTCCTCCAGTAATAGCTTGACCCGCCGCATTGGTACCACCGCCGCCTGAAATGCTTACGTTTGGATTAGATGTATATCCAGTTCCACCGCTTGTCACAAAAATAGATACAGTGTTTTGAGCAAATGTTGTGATAGACGCTACCGCATTAGCCCCTGAACCACCGCCACCGTTAAATGTAATTGTTGGAGAGGATGTATATCCTGAACCAGCCTCTAATAAAAAAATAGAAGAAATGGCATTAGCAGAAATAGTAGCCGCAGCCGTTGCCTGTATTCCTCCCGTTTGATTCGGAGCAGAAATAATTACGGCAGGAGCAGACGTATAACCAGAACCTTTACTTACTATTCCAATGGAACCAACAGAACCAATGGATACTAAATTTGTAGCATCCCAAGTAAAGTATCCTTTTGCCGGGTCAATAATAAGAACACGGTCGTTTTTCCATTGGCTAATGTTCATGCCGCTAGTTGAAAACGTACCAGCGGAAGCTAACGTGCCTTTTGTATTAGTTGTTAAATTTACGTACTCGCAACTTCCGTCATCTTCAAAAGCAATTAAATAATCATCTAATCCAATATTGGCTGAAAAGTAATTAACAACCGTATGGGAAAACGTAACGCTACCAACAGCATCATACGTTGGAGTAATTTTTAAGTTAGCGTATCCCACCGGCATGGCGTTCTCAAGCCAGAAAAATTCATCGTCACCAATAGCCGTGCGGTTAGCTTTCGTGTTGATGCCACGAAAGTTCTTAACGACTTCATACGATTTCTTTTGTTCTGCGGCAGCCATAACCTAGTACGCTCTTGAGTAAGGGTCAGGCAGTCTCCGAGTGTAGATGGACGCCTGAACCGCTTGAATTTGCTGTTTATATTGCCCTAAATAAATCTCAGCCTCACCAAACGACTGTTCGTAATATTTGGCAAGGTAAGCAGCATAAAACTTAATTGGATTAGAAAACGGGTCGTTAATATTATCCGCATCAGACAGATTCACTAAATCTGTTGGCAGGAGAACCGTATCTAAATCAATTGTGTAAGCTATGTCAGGAACGGGTCCAATATAGATTTGAGATTGCCCGTAAATGCTGTAGGCAACCGGCGTTCCGATGCGGTTCTGCCAATAACGCAACTGTGCATTAAAGTCTGTCCAAGCCATATACCGCAACGGTATTCTGGAATTTCCCCAATAGAGGTTAATGTTGATGACGTCCAAAGTCAAAACTCCAGACGGCAAACAAGAATAATTTATTATTTCTGAGGGACCGGCGTATTGAACCGTAGCCGTTCCGCTAGTAAACGATGTGCTTGGCGGGTAAATGTAATTTGCGGAAGGATAATTAGGAGCGTCTCCCAAAACACCGCTAACAGTTACCGCATAAATAAAGATATTGGAAAATACGTAATCACCCGCACTTACAGTTAAGCCGGATGACCAGATAACAGGGGTTCTGCCGCCAGCCACCGGGGTGCAAGGTGTTTGACTTGTTTGGACCGTGCGGAGACAACCTGTGTCACGAACAACTCGCGCTCTGGCACCGTTGATGTAGTCAGTTAGCTGACTGTTGGTGTAAAAGTTTGCGTTTGCATCGTGCAACAAGTATCTGACAGCAGTAATGTAGCTTTGCAGTGTCTGCGCCATTTACGGTCCATATTAAGCTGCTACGTTGACTTTTCCCCCTGCCTCTTTAGAAGGCAAGGGTACTCTTTCAACCACCGGGGATAACGAGTGGACTTTTTTTGGCGGCTGGTCCGTAATCAGAAATTTTTCAAGGATTTTTAATCCCGCAGGAATATCTGCCTTTGTCTGAATCATAGCCAACCGCGCCATATACGGTTCTTTATCAGTGTCACCATGCCCGAATATGTGACAAACAGCCTCCAGCGGTACCTCTACACTTTCGCCTACTGGAAACGTATAGGGAATGTAGTTGAAGCTAAAAGTTATGGGTTTTTCCCATTTGTTTGTCACATAGACGGTTTGCATAATTAGAAGCTCACAACATCGCCATACACCCGAATATCAACGGTATTGTCATTGCCAGTGACAGTATTTACGTTAACAAACAAGGCTTGGCTGTTAAAACCAGAAACAAGGACATTACCACCAGTTATCGCAATATCTTGGAAAGTTACTACACCTGTAACACTAGATAGCACTGTGTTTGCAGTAACCAGATTTGCGCCATCGGAGGTAGACGAAATAGAAATATTTGCGGCAGATACATTACCGGACGGGTTACATACCGTAATTCTACGGATGATTACATCGCCGGACGTAGTTGTCGAATTTCCTTTTGTCAAACCACCACCAAGAAAAGGAAGGGCAACAATAGCATTGCCCGACGTATTTAACTTGGTTGCTGTAATAGTGGCAATACGCCCCTGACCAAATGAGTCAAGATATAGTTGACCTACTGCATCAGAGTTAGCCATTTTGCCTCCTTACGACGCAAAAGTGCTACTAACAGATTGACCACCATTAGTTGCCAACAAAGTGACAGTATCGGTAGTTGCTGTAGTTTTAGCGAATACATTCACACCATCAGAAATGATGACGCCGCCAGTATTTGCTGCCATCAATGTTGCATTTGCCGAACCGTTGTAAGCAATAATTGACGTATTAGCTTGTGGGTACATCAAATAAACACCGGCTGGAATAACTGTACCGTTACCTGAACTAACTGCGGTAACAGTAGTAGTCAGAAAATAGGCACCAGCGGTATTGGTCTGTGCGCCAGCAAGGGTGATTTTATTGGTACTTAGTGACATGGTTAGCTCCTTATATGCTGAGAGAGTTGTAACCCGACACCACTGACATCGACTTAGGCTTAGTTGAAACCAACTCAGCAATCATCAATACAGCACCAACGTAACCAATCTGCCAGTTAGGTAGAGTCGATTCAAATCCAGTAAACACGAACGAACCTTGCTCATGGATATAAAGCGACAGGTAGTTTGTGTTCAGGAAGTAAACCGTACCTTCTGGACAGTAGGGGTCAGGATAAATAGGTACACCAGCAACCATCAAAGCACGGAACGCTGCTTGAGGACCGTTGGAATCGCTGTCAAAGCCAGAACCCGGAGTAATGACGTACTGCTCTTGACCTACAAAGTCTTGAGCCAACAGAGTCCATGTACCAAAACCGCAAACACCGAATGAAGGCACTTCAGCACCGTTTTTAACAGTACCGGAAATGTATTGCAGGATGTTTTGACGAGTCGGGTTTACGTTACCTGCTGAGTACGACTTTGACTGCCACCAGCTATAAGCCGAACGGCTAATATTGCCGTAAGTACCAGAAGCCGAAACAGCCGCTGGCAAGCCAGTAAACTGTTGCGTGTTTGTGGTGTTGGTGTACAAGGCTGTTGCCATTGCATCCATCATCACGTTAGTCGCGTCGTTCATACGAGCTTCAATCAATGGAATGATTGCAGCGTCTTGCTGAACTGCACCTTCCATACCGAGAAACG